TAATGATTTTTTTAATCTCCTCACATAGCCTTTCCTCCTCTATAATTTCACTTTGATTATAGGTAAATTTGATAGTCATTTCTGTTCCATCCTGGTCTATCTGAGTAGTATATAAAACTCCGTTATCATGTAGCTCTCTCATCTCCTCCTCACTAAAATTATACTCATGGTCAAAATAAATCTCATCATAATGAGTCTTACCACACATCCACTTTCCATCTTGCATCTGATGCTCAAAACCATCTGCACACTCAGAGTTCTTTCTCACCGCTCCCATCTTTCTAGGCGCTTTATCATACTTCTTTTTGTTTTTTCTCTTATTCTTTACGTACTCCATCTTATTGACAAAGAAGCCCTCTATACTAAAGCCTTTAGTCTTTCCACTTTTAACCTGCTCCTTCCAAATAGCATCATCATTGACCTTAATAGCCACCATCCAAGAGCCTACTGGTACTTTAAAACCAAAAGCCTCAGATTTGTCTATAGGTGAATCCTTGATCCAGGACTCCACTACTGTTAAACCGTCAATATTCTTTTCGTGTTCTAGAGTGTGATTGTGCTGCTTATCATTCTGTAAAAAGAGCTGAGAAGCTTTCCTTACTGTATCCTTACTAAACCATACATAGTACTCCTTACCCGTTTCTTGGTCATATCGGAATATCTGCTTATTAGGAATTAAAGCTGGTCCTATAAGTATTCTCCTTTCCTTGTCAGCTACAGCAAAAGTAAATTTGCTTTTCTCTTGGTTTTTAAAGGCTAAGAAGTTCTCCTGGATAGCTGGCTCAGATACTAAGCTTATAGCATCTACTCCAAACTCGTTCTCTTCCTCATCTATAATTAACTCTACAATTTCAGTCATTGTTCTAATTTTAAATTTATAATGTTGATTGGTCTTTTATTACTTGGTTAGCCTCTAAAGTACTAGATACATCAGCGCCTAAAACATAGGCTTGAACTGGAGCTGTTTCACCTAGCTGAGATACATCTCCATCTCCTAAGAATCCAAAGTCTATGTTAGAAGTCTGTTCTGGAGTTCCTAAGTTTGGCGCTCCTCCTCCTCCTCCTCCAGGACTAGCTCCACCACCAGTATCTCCTCCTTGCTTTAAAGCTGCTAATGCTTTGGCTGTGGCTGCTGCTGAGGCTGCTATTCCTATTCCTAGAGAAATATTATTAGAAGTGACTAGTGCCGCCGCTGTAGCCACAGAACTACCTCCAGAGGGAATAGCTAAAGCAGCACCTTGCGCTGTAATAGCAATATTTGAAGCTTGTGTACTTATAATCTGGTTAGCTATACCTACTGCGTTTTCACCAATTATGGCTATGGCTTGAGCTGCTTTACTCTCTCCAGCTAAGTTAGCTATAAGCTTAAATCCATTGGCTATATTTTGAATTTTAGCGGATTGAAGCTCTTTCTCAAAGTCGGTGACATCTTGAGCTATAGCCTTATCTGACTCAGCCTTTGTCTTGATAAGCTCACGACTTAAAGCGTCATATTTCTGTTCTATCGCATACTCCATTTCAAACCTATTGGTAAGATTTTCAACTGCTAATAAATCTGCTTCTTTTTGCTGTTCTAGAATTTTTTCAGCTTTGTCAAACTCATCCTCTAATAGTAATACTGCTATCTCTTGGTTTAAAGCTCTTAATTTCTCTGCATCTTCTTTAATTTCCTTTTTATATTCTTCATTAGCTAATCTTGTAGCTTCTGCCACTTTAGCAAGTCTGTCTAGTTCCTCTTGTACTTCCTTATCTTTTAGAGCTTTCCTTTCCTCATAAGCAGCATTATCTTCATCTTGTGATTGCAATACAAATCCAGCTCTAGCGTTTTGTAATTTTGTAAGCTGTTTTTTGGTTTCTTCAATAGCTTCATCTCCATCAGCAGCTATTTGTTCTGGATCAAATATTAAATTTGCTGCACCCTCTACAAAACCTTCAGCTAGATTAGTTCCCTCATCCATAAGTCCAACAAAAGCCAATCCAGCCGTTAAAGTATCAACTGCACCTAAAAGCATCACTATAGGAGCTGTCAAAAAAGCAATAACACCTTGAGCTATATCCTTATTTCGTTGAGCCGCTTCTACTTGAGCTTTTTTAGTAGCCTCCATCTGCTCAAGCTGTAACTGAGTAGCTAGTATTATTTCATCTGTCTGCTGTATCTTTAAATCCCGTATTTCTCTGTCGGTTTTACCTTGTAACTTTAAAGAGTTCTCTTGTGCGGAGATAGCCTCTAAAGCTTCCTCTTGGGTTTTTACGTTTGCTTCTGCTTCTTTGTTTAAATCCTTTTGCTCTCCGCTTACACCACTCACTAAAGCTTTTATATCATCCCAGTAAGCCACTAATAAACCTACAGCCACCACAATAGCTCCAATTCCAGTACTAACAAGAGCCGCTCTAAACAATTTAACTCCTTTAGTAGCTGCACCAGTCACAAAAGCACTTACTCCAGTAGCTGCTGCCCTGGCTTTCTCTGCTATAACAGACTGACCTATAGCCTCAGTTAGCTTTGATTCTGCTAAAGACCTAAAACCTACAGCTATGGCTATGGCTCCTTGAGCTTGTACCATACTCTTCTCTAGGGTTTCACTTTCTATACCTAATAAAGCTGCTGCTCCAGTAGCTATGGCAAATCCTCCAGCTATACCTTCTCCAAACTTTACGAACTGTTCCGCTTTAGCTGCTGGATCTAGTGCGTCTACCTCTCTCTGAAATACATTAAGCTCTTTTTTAGCTGCTCCTAGTTCCTTACTTAGTTTCTTAAACTCAGAACTTCCTAAGTCAGCACTTTTTAGCTCATTCTCTAAATTAGCAACAGCATCCTCTAGACCATTTATGCTAGTGATTGACTCACTTACTCCATCTATCTCTAATTTTACTACGTATGTTTTAGCCATTGTTTTAGTCTTTATAGGTTAAGCTGTGTAAGGTTTAATTTGTGTGTAGGTTTGGACACATGAAGCTGTTATAAAATCTGACTTTTTAGCTCCATCTTGAATTAAAAACATCTGTATTCCAGTCTGTGTTATGTGGTAGTGTATATAGTAAACAGTACTAGACTCATAAGCTATTTTACCAGTAGTTCCTCCTTGATAGACTTTAGCTCCAGTAGTAGCATTATCTGAATCTCTCCAAATCATATGGTTATCAATAAAAGATTGTGGTTTCAAAGAAGTAAAAACTCCACTATCAAAAGTCATTATTACCTCATTTGTAATTATCCAGGCTGTAAGCTCATCAAAGGTTATCTTAGCTCCAGTATCACCTTGAAGAAATAACTCTATACCATAGACATTACCTACTCCTTCGCCTTTTAAATCCCTAGTATCTCCCTCGCATAAGTAAATAAGCTTGCCATGATTAGCTCTACCAGTTCTTTCAACAGCTACGCTCCTTCCAGCCTTCTTACCTCCTCCTAAAGCCCACTCCCCTTTATGAAGTGCCTCTCCGTTAATTCCTTGAACAGAGGCGAAGCTTATGTTTGTAGCTGTAGGATTATTTAGAGCTAGGCTGTCCACCTCTGATATAGTATTTCCATATCCGCTTATCTGTCCATAAACTGAGCCACTAGAAAGAGTGTTATCTATTCCTAGAATTATATTACTAGAGCCATTATACTCAATTTGTGACTTACCAGCTAGTAGCATATTCTGACCTAATGGATTAACACTTTTAGCCGTTCCGCTTGTAATTAGCTTAGTTGGTAGAGTAGAGCTTAATGGGTCAGCATAAGTAAAATTAAGGTCGTTTGTTGTGCTAACTATATCACCCCCTAATCCACCTCCAGGACTGGATAAATACCTACAGTTATAAGCAGATAAAGCAGCTACATAAACCCAATTATAACCAGCAAAAACACAGCACTTTTCAGTACCTACTCCAGTAACTCCAGCCGCATTAATCATTGTTATAGTACCATTATTTGTAGAGCTGTCTGGTATCCATTCACAGTTAATTTTAACGTTTGGAAGCTTTAAAAGCTCTACCTGGACCGTCTTAGAATCTGTTATTGTCCAGCCGTTAATCTTGTTTATTCTCCAGTATGCGTCTTTAATCCATATCTTGTCATTAAACTTAAACTTGAATATATCAGCAGATGTTATCTTGAAGTTAGCCTTCATTAACTTAGCTGTTTCACTGTAAATCTCATCTACGAAGGTTTCCCAGTACTTTTTATAGAGAGTACCTTCTGGAGCTGATTGGATATAGTGGTAAGGGGTTTCCATTCCCCAATTCAAATCATCACCATTTAAGTTAATATCATTAGTCTGAAAATAATGTGAGGCTTTAGCGTAAAAGATTTCATTTGATATAACTGGTGTGCCAGTTAAATTCTGCTCATGGAAATACCATTGTACTCCAGCAGGAACTAATCCATGCCATACTAAGATTCTAGGCTTTGGCTCTATTGGCGCTCCAGCTTGGTCTATCAGCTTTGGAATAATCATACCCGTATCTGTGATAAGCTGGGCTGGAGTAGCTACGAAATCTACCTCTACCTTTCTCTCACCTTTAGCAAAGTCATTATTTGTCTGGTCTATTAGTTTTCTACCATAAACTCTATTTGCATTATCTTTAGTCTGTTTATTTAGAATGTCCTCTCCTTCCTTATATGTAAATAAAAGGTTTTCTGTCTGTAGTTCAGTAGTAGGAGTGAGCTGAATGTCTTTACTTATGTCTAGCTTGTCTGTCCAGTCTACTATATCACCTCCAGCTATCCAAGTATCATATGGCTCTATTAATAGATTAGTTTCATTTACTGGGTCTGGAATTATGATAAGGTTAAACATCTTAGTAATGCTATTAAAAAGGTCTATAGCCTTTAAGTCTGGCATGCATTGAGTAAAGTCTACATTATTACCACTTATTGCATCATTTTGAGGTCTAACATTAAAATAAGAATTTGCCACTTGTATTCCATTATCATCTAAATCACTCGTTACAAATGAGTAAGTAACATTAGAGCCGCTGTTTTGTATTAACACCACTCTAACAAAATCACCAGCATTTAAAAATGCGCTTACTCCACCCGTGAAAACTTGGTTCAATACAGACGGAAACGGAGGAGGATTATAACCTACGTTATCTTGACTGTTACCGTAAACAGTGGTATCCCCAATTAAAAAATTAGTGTTTGGGCATTTCTCTATTTTGTAATTTAACAAATGACCAGCGGATACAGTAAAACCTAATAAAGAACGCATAGTATAAAATCCATTAACTGGAGCTTCATAGTAGTTAAAGGAGTTACCAGCAGCATCTGTAGCTGTTCCAAAATCACTACCATTATCAAAGCCTCCATCAGATAAACCCACTCCAAAAATATTTAAAGGGGTTCTAGTGTTGTTTGCCGCTACTAAAGAAGTAGTAGTTCCAGACGGCTGAGGAGTTACCATTTGAGTTGTAGCCTCATTCATTAAAGCACCACCTTGTGAAAATATAGCTCCTTTAGCTCCAGGACAAGGAATGATTAACTTAGCGAAATCTGTGTTATTAGTAAAAAAGTCTGACGTATAAGTAAAGCCTTCCTCTGCAAAAATAGCATCTATTATAGCTTTTAACTTTATAGCTGGTTTCCATTGGTTTAATTTACTTCCATCTATCACCTCAGTTATATTCTGACCACTTCCACTTAAACCCTCTCCTCCGTAGTAATTAGCTCCCCAATCTATAAGGGGATAAACTACATCACCTCCAAGTAAATTATTAGCCCAGCTCAATCTTACATTAGCCGCTGTAAAATTATGGTCTAGAGTAGCTAAGAAAGTAGTATAATCTTCTAGCTTCTTATCCCCTACTTCAGCTCCAAAATTAGCGACATCACCAAACAGCACTACCTCATATTCTACAAATCTTCCTTTCTGAACTATTACATTTTTAAGCTGAATATATCCTACTATCTGAGGCAAAGTATCATAACTTAAAACTGCTGTAGCTTTCTTTTTAGGGTTAAAAGTACCAGAGATATTTACGTTATACTGAGAGCCAAAAAAGTCATTATTCTTAGGCGTTCCTGGTATCCTAAAGTTCTGTGAATGGTTAGAGTTTGTTTTACTAAAGTCTTGGACATTACTAAACTGATAAGTAGTAGGAATAGATATATTTTCATATAAATCTAGAACTATATCTGTAAGCCCGTCTTGACTTGTCACCGTTAAAAGTACTTCTCCTTTTTTAGCCATCTTTAGTTATTTGGTAAAAATCTATTGTTTGACTCCATCACATTTAGGCTTAGAGTTTGAGGCTGCTTTCCGTTTGTCTGAATTACTGAGAAGTTACTGTCCATTACATTTACTGGAATAGATATAGGCGCAGCAAATCTTTCACCTAATAGTCCAGGCTGTAAAGTAGTCAAAAGGAAAACGCTTGAGCTAGAGAATAAAGAACATAGACTCCAGTAGTCACTTTCAAATACCCAATCACTACTTAAATTCCACTCTCTAGTTTCATAGTTCTGTGAATCAGTCAAACCTCTCTCTTGTGCGTTATAGGTAAATTCTTTTCCTGGTGAAGCATTAGCATAGTTACCTCTAACCTTTCTATACTTCTTTTTAGATACATTAATCTTTACGTTCGCTCTCATATTAAAGTCAAAGTAGTCATAACCTCCTCTAGTGTTTAGCCACATAATAGTAGCAGTTTCAAACTTACCTCTGTAAACTCCTCCGCAGCAATTATAATCCCATACAAAATTATAAACCTTAGACTTTTTAGCTCCTCCAGCATCAGTTACATAAATCTTATAGTAATCTAGTAAGCTGCCTAAAGTGATAGGCTGGTCAGTTAGCGGAATATGGTTATCTAAATACTCTATGTTAGCTGGTCCACATGGTATAATGTTAATCTTGCTCTGTGGAAAGGTAAAGCCACTAGTCTGAGTTATTGGAAAGCTATGAATTAATACTGTGCCATCTGTTTTAACAGCTTCATAAACAATATTAGTCCAACTATTACCGTTAAGAGTTCCGTTGTCATTAGTCACCTCTAAAGTCCTCCAGCTTTTACTGTTTACTCTTTCTATCATTTGGTTATAAGGTGATAGGCTAGAGAATGGAGCGCAGTCAGAAACTAGATTTTCTACTCTGTCACTTAGCATCTCATCATCATCGCTATTATTATTAAAAATAAGTGTAGTACTATCTAAATAATTACGATAAGGAGGAATAGAGGCTAACCATAGAAAGCCATCTGTACTGGCAAGGTCTGGATATATTACTGGAGCTGTAGTAGCTGAGGCTGCGTAGCTCTCTCCTATCTCTATTTCATATCTTAACTGAGCATCTCCATTTGTTTGTTGAGCTATGCTAGTAGGGTTAGCTGCTCCAGGCTGAAATCCATAAGGTACATTAGGCGCAAAGGCGAACTTGCAGAATATCTCTGGAGTAAGCTGATCCTGGCAAAGCTCTCTGAAGTTAAAGACTCCAGCAGTAGCATTATTTTGAGATATAAGTACTCTCCCTTTTAAATTACCGTTAACCTTCACGTCAAACACATACTGAAATTTGGGCTGTGCTACGTTTGTGCTAGTAGCCACTATAATTAAATCCCTTCCTATAGGCTCAAATTGACTCGGTTTTTGTTCTATGGTTATAGCCATCTTAGCTTAGTTTTATGTTATCTAATTTGCTCATTGTATAATCTACGTTAAACTCTATATCTTTCATCCACTCCTCTTGAAGAGTAGCGTCTAGTTTATTATACTCCTCAATAAAAGCCTCGGTATAAAAGTTAGTAGCTGGAGTTCCAAACTTACCTATCTTCCTAGAGATGAAATAAGCTATTCTCTCTAAGCTCTTTAGGTTAGTACTGATAAATTTCCCAGTCTTTAAATTTCTAGGTTTTAATGGCTTTATCTTAATCCACTTTAGTATATCATAAGTAGGTGGTCTTTTTCCTGGCTTCCTTCCATCTTCTACATCTTGAATATAACTAGCTGCAAAACCTCCAGCTCCAAAACTTATTCCACCTCCGTTCTTATCTAAATTCCAGATTAAGGACTTGGACAGCGTACCCTCAGAAGTATTAATCTTTGTGGTATAGCTCTTTCCTCTTGAATTCTTTCTGGTCCTCTTTACTGCTAAAAGCTGCTTAGCTTTATTCACTACATTATCAGAGAATATCTCTAGCTCTTTATATGTGTTATCAAACTCTTGAGCCATTATCCGCTTACTAAGGTTGTGTCTATTGGATTATCTTTAGGCTGAATACAAGCATTCGCTTGGTAAGGAACTGTAATAGCATAGGAAGCATTATAGCCACAAAGCACATTTTTATACTCCTCCATAAAAGGCTGGAGCTGTAAAGGTAAACTAACCTCAAACTGCTCATCTCTTTTAAAGATACTTAGTCCATGTCTTATCTCAGCATCTAGGTCAGTTAAGTTTCTTAGCGTATCACTTAGAATCTCTAAGATTCGCTCTTCTTTGTTCTCTTTCTGGAATAGTAAATCAGCACAGACTATCTCAAAGTTATAGGTCATTTGTCCTTTTTCTACAGATACTAGTCCTGGAACTATGTGAACAATAGGAAATAGAGTTTCCTTCTTTAAGTCCATAAGGTCAAGCTGACCATAGTTAAAAGACTTTACAAAGTAATGATCCTGGTAATAGGTTTGAAGCTTCTCTATAATGTTAACTAGTGTAATCATCTTACTGCGTTTTGGTTTCTTACTCTTCTCATCTCCTCCTGGTTTTTATCCTTTAGCCATGAGAGATAAGTTAGACTCTCATAAATTGGTTTCTTAGTTATTTCCTCTATATCTAAAAATCTATCATTACTCATAATGGCTAGAGTATTATACCAGCCATATTTCTCAGCTACTGAGTTGTGAGTTTGGTCTTCTCCAGTCCTTTCTTTATACTCCTCTTCTCCTTCTCCGTTATCATAGAGGTTCTCAAAATCTCTAGTAAGTCTATCCCTAAACGAAAAAAAAAAGACTGAGCGCCTATTACTCTGTCCATAGTCAGACTTAAAAAGTCCTCTGAATGTTCGTTTATATGCTCGTCATTATAGTCCTCTATGCTGTACTTCTTACCTCTCTTTTTAGTAACTGGTCTAAACAGTATGCTCATAATCTTGTGAGCGTTCTCCCAGTAGCCTCCTTGCTTCATTAGCTCCTCATAATCTACCCATTCACCAGTACTTAGCTTACTTAGGTTTGGCACAAAACCGTACTCTTTACCCTTAAATTTAAAAGTCTGTTCAAACTTAATCTGAGCGTTCTTATCGTCTAGTATCTTAATTAAATCTCCATAGACATTATTTAAGTCTTGTATATTTAAAGACCTAACCTCATCAGTAGTTAAGTTACAGAACAGCTCAACACAAAACATCTTCTCCTCTAGGGCTGTTACTTCCTTATTCTGAGCCTTGTACATAGTATAGGCTCTAAAGGTTTTAAGTTCAATCTCACTCCAGGAAGTAGGTATAGTAATTTCTTTGGTTTTCATTCTCTCTTAAGTTAGTATAGTTTATGTCAATTCTGTTCCCCTTTAGATAATAGCATACTCTCCGCTAAAAGGTTTCTGGAGCTTCATTATAAGTCCATAACGTATAGCATCTATAGCATGATTAAAGGAGTCTATAGGCTCATTCAGTATCTTCTGGTTTTTATCTTCTTTGTATTTATAATTCCTAAACTCTTTAATTAAGTCTAAGCTAGAGGATTTCACAAACAGCTTATAAGTACGCATTAAGTCAATTCCTATTCTTATGCTGTCTGGACCTTTCTTAGTGGGTTTAATATTAAAGCCCGTTC